TTCACATTGAGGCGGATTACACTCAGGCTTCTCCCAATTTTCAAACTCTTGGCAGGGATAGCGAACCCATCCATCATAACTGCAACCTGTGAGGCTAAGACCTATCAATAAGCAGACGATAAATTTCATCAACGCGACTTTCTAATCTATTGACTTGGTCCTTAACAGAAGTTCCGCCATTTGGCTTTAATTCATTTAGATAATGTTTTACCATCCAGCGCACAGCGCCAGCAAATCCAGTAACTAAAGTTAATATGGCTACGGCTAAGCCAGCCCAATCAGCAGGTGTCATGTTCTTTTCCTTAAGTGTTTAGACGACAGTACGAGCAGTAATCTGGAGAATCCCACCATAGCCTGAGAAAGCGCCATCAGATGGACTTGTGCGGGTAAAAGTTACCTGCTCAATCACTGCTTCCGTTGGTTCTCCACCAGCAGTAAAATCTTGGATGATGATTGTTTCGCCTTGTGCTTCCATTTGTTCTAAGGCTTGGAGTCTACCGAGCGCATAACCTGGGAAACCCATAATGTTTTTATGGCGGTCACGCTCGGAATCAAAACAAAAGACAGGAAACTGAACAACACGAGCGCGGGTAGGAGTAGGCAAAGCCTTAACAGAGTAACCGTAAATAATAGCGCCAGTCGTGGCAGTCGTATCGTTACGATTGAGGCGGAACTTAAATTGCGCTTCAACATTAACATCCTCATAAACGGAGGATAAGTCATAGTCATAGTCCTCTGTGCTTCCTTGAGTTACAGTACGAAAGGCTGAATCCACTCCATTATCAACGCGGAAAATATCAATATCACCTTGCAATGTTCCTTCGGTGCGTAGTTTTATACGCTTCCATGCTTTGTTTTCAAGAGTTTCATAACGGATAATACCTGTTGTTAACTCACCTGATTCAACTAATTCTGTAGCATGTTCAATAAATAAGCCATCACCGTTAACACAGAAGGCTAAGCGACCAGTAGTAGTAAGTGCTACACCTTCTACTTTACCTGTTACGCTTTCAGCATATACATCAGTTGCATAGGCATAGCCACCATTTTGCAGTGGTTGACCTAAATCAACTCGGTAAATTCCAGAGTAGCCACTAATACCAGAGTCAACTCCAGCATATATGTATGAGCCAGTAGCGGTCATTTTGTATACACCAAGTGAGGTTTTAAATACAAGCGGTCCATAGGACAAATCGCCAACCTCATTAGCAATAGCAACACGCAAGCCTTGGCTAGTGCCAAGGATTACATAGGTTCCTAAGTAGCCAAGTAGTCCAGTAATCTGCTCATCATTAGGAAGCGAAATGACAGTAGTCATTGTATTTAGCGTTCCATCATTAGCAACAGTTATTTTAAATACACTGCCTTGATTACCAGAAAATCCACCTACATAGATTGCTGCACCTGATTCAGCAACGGCTCTAAAGGTATATGCAGTAGGTAGCGTAGTACTACCGTTAACTGCAGTAAGAGTGCTTAGGTTTATGGATGAGCCAGTGTTTTTATTTATTTCATACACAAATGTATTGTTAGCAGTGTCATGAAAAGCCAATATAAAACGGTTCTTAACATATCCAATGGTGCCATGCACGGCATTGGCGGTATTGATTGCATAATCCTGATGTATAGCAGGGGAAGTTGCATCAAAGGAATAGCGCCAAACCTTGGTGGGGGTAACCATCATTAGGTCATTACCGCCCATGGTTACAGCAATAATACTTTCAGTAATGTCGGTGTTGGTTAGTATTGTAGTTTCTGTTAAATCGCTTACTCTAATGCGAACCACGCGAGCAGCCTCAGTAGATGCGTACTTAACCAAGATTAGATATTCAACGCCACCAATTACCGTATTAAAAACACGGCTATCTCCTGTTGCTGCTTCTTGTAATACTGTTCTACGCAGCAAAGATATTTCTCCAGGAGTCCAAGGGTTAATACCTATTGAATCATAGAAACGAAAGCGTGCTTCTTCTAGCGTGCCAACTATAGGTTCCTGATAGGTAGAGCCTGCACCAAGATGAAATGATGATTGGCTTCTAATCCAGTAGCCAGAACCAGAAAGCGACTGCTCGCCTGGGTCACGGAGTTGGTCCACACGCTGAGTACGAAACTCTGCAGTCTGCCTACGGTATGGAGTGTTATCAGTAATGGCATAGATGAAAGGCATACCACCAATAGCAACATCGTATTTATAGGTAGTTGGGTCGTAGTATGTAGAGATGCGACCCGATAGGTCAATGATTACGCGTTCAGATATATCAGGTGGTCTACTGCCTGCCATGTTGCTCCTTAAATACTAGCGTTTCTGCTGTGTCAATATGGTCATCTATATCTCTAAAGATAGGGAATATGTCAGAGGTTAAACTCATTGTCCCCATCTCTTTATCTAGTTGTATTGCTTTTTCATACAATTCATCTGATAGTTTTACTTTAACTTCTCTGCGTTTTAACTCTGGTCTGATATTGTGCAGACCTAACAGTCCAAGCAAATCATCACGCTCTGGAGTTAGATTCTTTATGTTATCAAATTGATGGTTAAACTTTTTCCAACCGCAGAAATCATAAACTTTATTTATGGTCTGCTCTGGATTGGTTACTAAGTCGTCATACCAAAGGTATAAGAACTGCCCTGAGTCAATAGACTTAGCGTGTTTAACACCATTAAAAGAACGCATAATTGGCTCTGAGTCATCATCTAATAGCCCTGACTCTGGATTGTTCCATCCATTCATATCCCTAACAAGAACAAAACTTTTAACTATATCAACAATAGGTCGTAACATTACGATTATTTTTGGTGACTTAGTTATGTATTTATCTATAAGTTCAAGATTTGCTGGCATAGTCCAAGACCTACATTTATCAAGGATGTTACCCTCCACCCCTTTGTAAAATATTTCTGGGATAGAAGTTATCAACTCACCTTGTATGTCTGGTCTGTTTTGCAGTTGTTCTGTATTCCAACAGGATACTTGCATATCCCACATCAATTGGCAGAGCGCAGAGTTGCCTTCTGTGTGTATCTCAGGATTCTGACTTAATATAGAAGTTAATAGTGTTGAGCCAGTTCTTGGTAACCCACTTAAAAAGGCTATCTCTGTATTCATACCATCCTAACTTGCTGGGTATTTTATCCACTCTTTATTTATTTCACTCCAAAGCCAAATATATCCTACTTCATATTCTGGTTTAGGTACAGGTGCTACCCAAAGGAATGTTTGGTAATCAAATTTCCAAGAGTCATATGGTTTTGGTGGAATGAAAGCATCAAACTGTTCGTCATAAGTGTAACCGATGCCAGCATAGTTTTTCCTAAATGGTGTTCCGCCATTTAAATGAACATTTCCTATAGTGTTGTAGGATGTTTGTTTTCCGCCATAGTATTCTTCCCAAGATTTGTAACCTTCAGGTAGTGGTTCATTTTCATCTTTACCAACAATGACTTGAGTTACAGTGTTATTCTCATCTAATATTGCATAATGTGCCATAATTTCTCCTAACTAAATGTAACTGTGTCTGATGTTCCTGCAGCAGTAATTGTAAAAGTTTTAAAACCGCCAGATGCAGAACCGCCAGTATGTGTAACTCCACCGCTAAATGTGGCGCTTCTAGAATCAGGTATTTTAAAAATTACAACACCGCTACCGCCACTACCACTGTTGCCGCTAGCAGCAGCGCCGCCACCGCCACCTGAGTTTGCGGTTCCGTTCATAGTGCTTACGAAGGTGTTGTAACTACCACCACCCCCGCCTCCACCAAGACCGCCTTGACCGTTTACTCGGTCACGAGCACCGCCACCAGCGCCACCGCCTGCATAATATGTAGATGTTCCTGTAATAGAGTTAGTTAATCCATTACCACCGTTTCCCCCAGTATCGCCAGCGTTGCCACCGTTTGCGCCAGCGCCTCCGCCACCGCCTCCTCGTTCTGAGTAAGAACCAGGCGAACCGCTACCACCAGCCCTTGACTGTGGCGAACCAGATGTTCCGCCTTGACCCTGACTTTGGTTAATATAATTTCCACCTTGCCCAGCGCCAGTGGAGTAAGTAACAAATTGTGAATATGTGCCAGCGCTTCCAGCCGTGTTGCTAGCAGTAGCGCCACCTCCGCCAACTGTAAGAGTGTAAGCACTTGCAGTTGCAACACTAACCGTAGTAGCAGAAGTAAAACCACCGCCCCCTCCACCTCCACCGCCAATATTTCCAGACCCAGAACCACCACCAGATACAATTAAATAATCAAGATTGAAAAATACGGGAACGCTCACAGAATTTGTAGCACTGCTTTCTGGAGAATCTCCATTAGCATTAGTTTGTTTTACTTTAAAAGTATAAGAATTTCCAGCAGTTAAAGCAGATGCTCCAGTAAACACATAGGATGTAGAACTTGTAGTTGCTGCCGTTTGTGATGTCTGAGCAGTAGTTCCGTTTAGATATGGGGTAATTGTAATTGATGTAAGATTATTACCACCAGTAGCACCAACTGTCCAAGTAACAGTAACATCTGTAGTTGAAGTAGATGCTGTTGCAGTTCCAATAGTTGGGGCTTGTGGCTTCGTTGAAACTGTTAATGCTGTTGATGTTGAATTTGGACTTGTTCCAAAACCGTTATATGCGTTTGCTGTAACCGTCCACGATGCGCCATAATTACCAGCAGTCGTTCCAAGAGAAAGCGTTGGTGTGGTAGTTGAACTAGTTGCCGAGTAAACAGTTGCAGTTACTGCAGATGTTGCGGTGACTGTATAACCATACGCAGCACCACCATTTGTTCCAGGAGTTATAGAAAAATTTACTGCTGGACCATCTGTATAAGTTCTTGCACTGCCTGCGTTAGTGGCAGTAAACGATGGAATACCAGCAGGTGCTGAACTTGGAATCCAGTTATTTCCATCATAAATTTCAAGCAGACCTAATTGACCATTGTAATAAACATCACCGATTACAGGGCTGGCTGGTCTGCCTGCCGTATTACCTGTAGGAATACCACCTTCTGGTAAAGGAAATTGTGAAATTGTCATTAGTTAATCTCCACTCCGCTAATATGAAAGTTAACAGCAGTAGTTGAAGCAGAGCCTTTGATGGTATCGCTGGCATCTACTACCTGCTTTAAATCCACAAAGATAGTAGTTCTAGCATCAACTGCCACGCTAGATAGTATAGCCACATCGTCAAGTAATATAGATGCAGTCACTGCGCTAGTTGTAGTGTTGGTTACTCCAATATTAGTTACTACCGCAGTAGCAGTAGCAGGAGTTGTATAGAGTGTTGTGCTGGTTGTTGCAGCAGCCCCCCTAAAGAGGACTTTAGATGTTACAGCCATTAGTTACTGTATTCCTTTCCTAGAGTAAAACGCCCATAAGGGTTTTAACTTCAATTGATTGTGTGTCTACTTCAGCCCAAGCCAGACCAGTAGTTGTTGCAGATGAAATTGTTAATACATAGCCATTGGTAGCAGCAGCAGCAAGAGCCACAGGAGTTGAGGCTCCGCTTGCTGAGATAAGACTGCCTTTGGCTGTAAGAATTGCCTTGTCAATAAAGTTAGATGTATCAGGGGCTACTAAATCCCATTGTGCTCCGTCATATACTTTCATTGCTCCAAGCACAGAGTTAAAGTAAAGCGCACCAGTTATCAGTGCACCGCCATCATTGTCTAAAGTAGGGTCAGAAGTTTTGCTTCCTAGATATCTATCATCAAACTGGTCATAACTAGCAGCAGCAGATGTTGCTGATGTGGCTGCGCTCGCAGCACTTGTTGCTGCTGCAGTAGCAGAGTTTGCTGCAGATGTAGCAGAAGTTGCTGCTGCGGTTGCACTGGCAGAAGCCGATGATGCCGATGTTGCGGCTGCGGTTGCTGAAGAAGCAGCAGCAGTTGCGCTATTTGCAGCGCTTGTAGCGCTGGTAGCAGCAGCCGTAGCATTGTTAGAAGCAGATGTGGCTGATGTAGCAGCAGCAGATGCTGAGGCTGCAGCAGCACTTGTAGAGGCAGCAGCACTGGCTGCGCTAGTGGCAGCAGCAGTAGCACTGTTGGCAGCATTGGTTTCTGAAGAAGCAGCAGCAGTTGCGCTATTGGCTGCAGAAGTTGCGTAACTTGCAATCGTTGCTACAGATGCTGCAGCAGCAGTTGCAGAGTTAGCAGCGCTAGTTGCGCTTGTAGAAGCAGCATTTGCGCTATTAGAAGCACTTGTGGCACTGGTTGCTGCTGCGCTGGCTGAGTTAGAAGCAGAAGTAGCAGAGGTTGCTGCAGCGCCTGCAGATGTAGCAGAGGCGCTGGCGCTAGTTGCAGATGCTATTGCGCTATTTGAAGCAGAGGTTGCACTTGTTGCAGCAGCAACAGCACTGGCTGCAGCAGAGGCTGCAGATATAACCGCATCAGTTAATGGACCAAAGAAAGCATCAACATAGGACTTTGGAGTAGCCGATGAGGTACTCATACCCGCACTAGATAGACCAGTAATGACTGGAGAGCCAGAGATTGTTGGGCTTACGAAGGTAGCAGCAGAGGCTGTAAAAGAACCTGTAAGTGTGCTTGCTGAAATCGTAGAACTTGTAACTGTTCCAGAGGTAAAGGTACCGCCTGAGATGGTGGCAGTAGAAGTTACTGTTCCAGTAAGAGTAGCGCCATTAATTGTTGGCGTTGTTAAAATTTTGCTAGAAAGAGTTTGTGATTTTGTTGTACCAACAACAACACCATCGCCAGTGGCAAGACCATGAACATGGGTCTGGTTAGCAAGCGCCATAAGCGCAGAATCTGTGTCATAGCCACGAGAAGCAATATGAGTCTGTGATTCACGGAAGTCACGACCTGATACACCGTGTCTAACAACGGCTCCTGCTGAGTGAGCAACGCCTTGGGTATTGTCAGAGCCACGAGTTACAGTAAGGGTTGTGCTACTGCCAGAGGTAACAGTGACAACTTCTTCTTTAGAAGTATCAGGGTCAACAATAAGTGTAAACGGGAAATCTGTAGGAAAGCCGCTAATAGATGCGACAATGAAGGATGTGTTTGACTGCCCTTGTGCTTGGGCTGCAATGGATGATTGGAGCGAAGTTTCTACTGCGGTTGACGAGTAGTACCGCGCTGGGGAGCCTGGGTCGCCTGCTGCCATTTTCTACCTTATCTCTGATAGTGCGAACGGATTGGATATTGTCGGCGTTGGTTATTCGCCACTTCGTTTAAACGCTGTTGATAAATGTTAAACAAGAATCTGGCTGCGTTCTGCCCTGAACCATTTGGGCGTACGCCATCTAATATGTCTGCTGCTGCAGACTGAGGACCAAGGCGTGAAGGGTCCAAGAAAGAAATCATGCGGAAGGCTGCGCCATAAATAACAACATCTTCCGAATAAGAAGGAAAGCCTGTAACTGTTGAATACTCTTGTTCATTGCTAGTAAGCAGCGTTGGGCGCTTGCTATAGGTAACATGCACAGTTTGTCCAGGAACAATCTCTGAATAAATAGATAGACTCTTTGTAGTAGCAAAAGCATCTGAGTCTGCAGTTCTATCTAACTGCCATGCACGAGCAGGGAACCACTCCTTGGAAGGACCAATAATGGAGTAGGTTACAGATAAAACATTTTCTACGGTAGCAGGGATTCCATAGGAATACCGCGCTGCTACATAATCAAAATCATAGGAGCCAATAGCAAATACACTTGGGTACATAGCATCAATAGTGTTATTGATGGCGTTCTTAATCTCTTGCCTTGGAAACAATGGAGCCATAGTTACCTTAGCATTTTGAGCATGGGTAGCAGCAGTAGTACCACGCTGCGCTCTACCCCAAGGGGCTACAGTAAGAACATTTGATACATTGTCTGTAGAGTTAACGAATACAATTTCATCGTCAATCTGTACATAACCACGACCAATTACGCTGGCATCATAAACAGTCAGCGATGTGGTTGTGCTGGTAGCGCTAGTAGTAAGCCATGAGGCAGGCTCTGTGTTCTCTGTATAACCATGCAGTACAGCCTCAACGCGGTCTGCTAGTTGAGCAAATGTACTCATAGGTTAATGCTCCTTAAAGCAACTACGGCTGATAGCCCAGAGGTGCCAGCAAGTTCATTGCAGATAGCGTTTAAACCTTTATAGTCATTAGGCTGGCGGGAGGAACTAGCCTTGTAATTAAGGGCAGCAATAAGTCCTAGACCAGATGTGCCAGCATAGGCATTAGCAGCGCCCTGTGATGCCTTATAGACCGTATAAACGGGATATGTACCACCGTTGGCTAGACGGTTAAGTTCTCCCGTAAAAGTGCTTCCTGCTGCTCCTGTTGCCATTACTTACCCTTCTTCTTTTTCATCCGTGCCACAGCAGCATTGTCCACAAGGTTCGGATACTTCCGACCCGCAGTCTTTGCTCTTGCTTTGGCAGCAGCCTTCTGTGAGGAGGTTAATTTCGTTGATGTTTTCTTTGGATTCTTCTTGTCCCAAAATGCTTTACCCTTCACCATTTCACCTTATCTGCCCAATATGCTGCGCTCATTTTGCCTTTGGCAATGTTCTTAGCATGGCGTGCTTTAAATGATTTTTGTCTAGGCGTAGACTTTTTATCGCCACTAACGCCTTGCTGACCAAAACGAATAGTCTTAACTTGGCTACCTTCTTTGGCAACCACAACATGTGACTTAGTTGGATGGCTTGGCGTACGCTTGGGTTTGTTAAAACCTGCTACGCCAGCCCTTTTAATCCGTGAGTCTTTTTTACTTGCCACGCTTCTTTGCAGCCTTCTTCATTACCATTTTCTTACCAGACTTCTTTGCTGCTTTCTTTGCTGCAGCCATACCCTTCTTTGAGTAAGAGTATTCTTTTCCGTTTACCATTGGCATGGTTATTCCTCATCTTCTTCTTCGTAGATGTCCTCATCTTCAATGGTGGGAGAGGGCAGTCCCCACAACGGCTCTGGGATAATGGTGCTAGTCATCATCATCCTCATCCAGCATCCGCTTAATCTCATCCTCAGAAGGGGAACGATAGTTCACCCAACTTGGATAAGAACTCTTTTCCATAACAAAAGCAAGCGCTAAATCAGATTTAAAACCTGACTTGAGCAGGGCGTGGTAGTACTCGTTAAGCCAGATGCAGTACATTTCAAGTTCTGTATATGACTCATCCTTGACTGTGCGTACACGCTTTACTGGTTTCTTTCGTGGTTTGCGAGCAGCCATGATTCCTCCTATGCCCCGTATGCTTTGCCTGTTTCGTTTGAAATCTTTACAGCCTCTTGAATCTTCTTCATACTTGTTCCGTTAGGTTGGATACCTTGAGCACGAGCATCCCTATATGCCTGTAATTCTTTATCCCATTTTTTTGCAGATACGCTTAGGTTAGAGTTTGCTTCTCCTGTATTCATTACAAGAGTTCCAACCTTGCAACCAAAGCAACCTTCTACAAACTCAGGATGGGTCTGTTGTCTATGTAGGCTCATGCTGGTGTTATGTATGCTCCGTAGCCCTGTGCTGTAAGGGCATCAGCAGTCTGTTGGTTAATAAGACTTTTTGTTCCACCTAAGTAATACTCCTCCGCCTGATTTGTCTGAATCTGGCTTGGATACCTAAAGGAACTATACACTCCGTTTAAACGCAAGACAGATATGCCACGCGGTAGTTCAATACGAGCAAAGAGGATATGGTCCCCTGCTGGGGTTTCATCTACGGTAGGCGTAGTGAAGTAATACATTGACATAAGTCCTCCTAATGAACTCACCCCAAAGGGGCAGACTTTTCAAATATGTCTACCCCTCAGAGTCAATCAACTAGAGAGCAGCGATTGAAGAACCAGTTTCAATGCGATACAACGCTTCCTCGCGGTAACGGCTCCATCCAAGGACACCGTACCAACCGATTGGGCGGAAACGCATTAACTTATCGGTAACTGGACCGATAACAACACTTGGCTCCTGTGCTACGGCTTCAGCCAATGCTTGCTTACCGCAAACGATGGTTCTGAATACGCGTGTTACAGGGGTTACAGTTACAACAGTAGTTGCAGTAACTGCAGCAGTATTGGCTACATCTACAGTAATTGTAGTTGTTGAGCCAGTAGTGCTGAGTGCGCTAATTTTTGCAGTAGATGCAATGCCAGTTCCAGAAATCTTATCGCCAACTTCAGCGCGTGAACCAATTACAGAAGAAGAAGCAACACCAAAGGTGAAGCCTGCTGAAGTACCTGCAACGGTTACTGCGGTTGTAGCGAGAGCGGTCTGGTCTGCGCCATCCTTAGCAGAGAACATGCGTGCGTTTTCTACAAAGAAAGCGCCTTCGTATGTTCCGATGGTACCTGCGAACAGGTTGCCAAGTGATGCATCAGTGTGTGCGTGAGTATCACGCCATCCGATTGAGCCAGATTCGGCACGGAGGTCATGTGATACTTCTGGGTGAATACCGACCCAGTATAGGCTTCCTGCGCGAGGAACAGCCTTATTGGAACGGAGTTTTGCAACAACCTTGCGAAGGTCAGCAGAATCAATAGTGTCTGATGCTGTGACTGTAGCAGTAGATGTGCGGGTTCCACCGTAAATAACATTGGTGCCTTGACGAAGTGTGTTTTGTGCCACAACATCAAGAGAGTCAGCCAAGTTGTAAGCGATGATGTCTGCAACAGCAGGGTCAACATCGGATAGTGAGAACAACTGTAGTTTGCGTGTTACAAGGGCAGCGTTGCCGTACTCTGCAAGAGTTACAGATACGGTTTCAACATTGCTTAATGCGACTGCATCTGGGTCAGTTGTTTCTGTGAGCGTTGAAGTAGCAGCCGACAAATCGTTGTAAAGTGAGAATACAACGGATGAGCCTGGCATAGCCTGTTGTACAGGCTTCTTATCCGCAACAGCACGAATCATCGGCTGAGAGCGGAGGGCAAATTCAACATAACGGTCATAAGCGGTCTGAACTAGACCACTAATTGCCGATGTGTCTGTAGATGCCATGTGGGTTCACCTCCTGGTGATTGGTTGATGTAAGTTATTTAATTTAAACCAAGGAGTATATCTAAGTCCTCACGAGTCTTTGCTCCTGCAATCTTTGCAAACGCATCTTCATCAACATCTGGCGCGGAGCCAGTAGAGATTAGATTGTTGATTCTTGCTTGAGCCTTGACCTCTGGACTTTTTTCTGCAGGCTTTTCTTCAGATGAAGTTTGGATTCCAAATACATCACCGTATTCATTAACCCATTTGATAATTTCTTCCTCAGAGGAATCAATATCTTGTGGTATAAATGCGGCAATCTTTGGGTTTAATCCCTTAGCCTGTAGTACATCCTTGACAGTACGCTGACGGGTCTGAGTTTTTAGACCTGACAACTCCTGTTCTAGTTCTTTCGCACGCTTTTCCAGCGCACGGTTTACTTTGCGGAGTTGACCAACAACATCTGTAGTAGTGTCGTCATCTTCTTCGTCATCGTAGTAATTGGTAGCCATCTACCTATCTCCCTTTTCTTAGTTGTATTCGCAATCCACAATGAGGTTCGGGGAAACCAAATTGGCTATTGCTACCAGACTTATACGCCCCCCTGGGCTGGTTGGTCAGGGTGGGGATTCTTATATTGGTGTAGCGGTTGAGCGAAGTGATGTTCCAGTGACTCCGCCTCTTGCGCCAAAGCGAGCACTTTCTCTTTGTGCTCTTTGTTGTGAGGCAAGTAGCGCCTGTGGGCTACCCTCTATGACTGCAGAGAGTGCTTCTTGTTCGCTGTAATCTTGTCCTTCAATACCTGATAAACGCTTCTGTGTTTTACGCAGTTGTCCTGCTTGACCAAGAGCCTGTGCAAGTTCTCGCTCAGAAAGTTTGGCATAGGATTCTGTGCCTGCGATATTCTCTGCTTGACCAGAAGTGATGCCACGAAGTTCAAATCCTGCAGCACGACCAATGCCTACAAACTGTGCAGCCTTAGCCTGCTTCTGTATCAATGGGAGTGCTTTATCTGCATCAAGAACAAAGGCTGTTAAATCACCTTCACCTATGCCATAAAAATCAATTAATTGTTGTTTGACTGATGGGTTTAAGGTACGAGATAAGTCCTGTCCTATTTGCAAACGGTCTTGATATTCTTTAGGAGAAACAAGATTACCAATTAAAGCACCAAAATCTTCAGGTCCATCATAAAAACCTTTAGGTAAATCAAAGAAACGAGCAGTTTGTATCATTGCTTTTTCGTCAGCAGAATATTCTTTTTCAGTAATTGCTTTACCTTTAGCACGCAACGCTTTCATGCCTGGAAAACGCTTTTGATATTCTGGTTGGTCATATAGTTCAAGAAGTAACATTTCCTCTGAAACATCAGCCATAATACGAGTATTAATAAAAGGAGCAAGGGATTCTAACCCGTAGGCTGAAAACAAAGCAGTAAGTTTATCTGAAGCCTTTTGTTTTGTAGCAAATTTGGCTGCTTCTGCTTCGGCTTTCATTTGTGCAATCATGGCATTGTTTGCAGCAGTTGCTCCTGCTACAGCCTTGGCTACAGCAGCATCTATATCTTCTTGAGTTAAACTACTTTTAGTAATAACAGGTTCACTGGTAGTGATAACAGGTTTACTGGTAGTAATGGTAGTATTACCTGAAGCAACAGAGCCTGGTCCCTTAATAACTTGCCAAGAACCATTTACTCCGCCAACCCATTTAACCGTATCACCGCGTGTTTCATTAAATGCATTAAGGACTGGTTGTGGAGTAGCAGCCTGAACTGCAGTAATAGCATTTGATGCTTGAGTAGTAGCACTACCACCCTGGGCTTTAGCAACTGCCTTAGCAGCATTTACAATAGCATTTTTGTCACCAGTATTAACTGCTTGCTCTAAAGCAATAGTTGAAATTTCTATATTCTTTTTTTCAACCTGTGCTTTAGATTCTGCAACGCTTTTTTGTAAGGCTGCTAATGGGTCAGCATCTGCTTTCATTGCTGCTGTTCTTGCTCTGGCTTCTGCCCTTAGTCTTGCTTCTGCTGCTGAGTCAACCATTATATCGCCGCATATCCAAATTTATTGAGCATACCAATTCCGTATCCTTCATAAAGGCGTGTAGCATTTTCAGTATATTGCCAGCGTTCATCTTGCTTAATTAACTTCTCAGCATCCCATGATGGGCGCATAACCATCTTGCCAGTTTTCTCATCTACCATGCTAAAGATTTTTCCATCCTTCCATAGTGGGTCGTTCCAATCAAGGGTATCTTCATCTACTTCTAGTAGGTCTGCCCACTTCTTGCGCTGAACAGAGGTTACATCCCAAAGGGTGCGACCTGCAGTAAAGTCATCAGAAAGGAACGGATATAACTGTGCAGCCTTAGCGTTAATCTCACGCTTAATATCATCTGGTGTAGCGCGTACACGCAAGCCTTCTTTGGTTGTAGAACCAATTAAACGGCGTTGATAATCAGCGCGACTTTGCTCACTCATTGGAAAGCCCATAAGGTTTGAATAAGCGGCTAGGTCCTGTACTGCGGTGGCATAGGCTCCGCCTTGGATTTTTCCAAAAATATCTTTATTGCTGATAATGGTATTTTCAATGTAGTCATTATCCCAATTATTAAGATAGGCGGTTTCTGCCAGACTGCTAAGGTAGTCAGCAGTATCTGGGTCTGCCATATCAAGACCAATGGCTGTAGCAAGACCAGAGATTGATATTTTAAATTCTTTTATCTTTTGTTGATAATACTTCTCACCAAACTTATAGCGAGCCGCTATGTTGCCTGCAACAGTAGGACCATTTTCTAAATACCAACTGCTACTGGTAATCAAATCTACAATAGCAGCAGCATTGTATAGATATTTTCCAGTTACTGGGTCGCGTACTGTATCGTAGATAGCCTTAAGTTCTGGAACATTTTTAAGTAAGTTAACAATCCATGTAGTCATGGATGGTGATGTGGTTGCTCCAGCAAATGGGTTGCCACCATCATCAATTAAAGGTCCACCTTCACCTGGCTTTGCCATCAGGGTCTAACTCCTAACGCTTTTTCAAGAGCACTTCCAAATACATTTGCTGTTTGAAATTCTGCATACAATGGGTCTTGCATAGCACGCTTCTCAGCAATGGCAGCAGCCTCAGCCTCACCAAATCCAGGTGTAATTACTGTTACTTTCTTGCCACCAACTTTTTTAACTTCAGTTTTTGTAGGCTTAGCAAGTTGTTTTTTGCGGATTAACTCTGCAAACTCATCGGCTTCAGCATCATCAATAACACGACCAGAACCTGCTTCTAGGTATTGTTTAAGCAAATCTCTGGAGTTAGCCTTCTTGATAAGTTGAGTGCTGTAAGAAGGACCCTTATCTCCACCACCACCCCATAGACCGCGTTGAATATCTAGTAATTGATATGGACTTAGTTTCTGTCCTTGGCGCATAGATTCTTGTGAGTATTCGCCCCATGCTTCCCATTGGTCCTTAAGTTCTTTAAGACCAGCAGATGCGCTAATAACGCCTGCTGCTACTAATCTAGCCTTCCAATCAGCCAAAGCCTTTGGGTCAGATATAGGAAATTGATTCTTCCATTGGTTAAGAGAAATTGTTTCAGACTTAGTTTCAACAGGTCGCCCACCAGCAAAATCAGGTGGTCTGCTTGAAATAAGTTGACTAACTCCAGTATAAACACCGCCAGTTAAAGGCGTGATGTTTGCGCTATTAGTAAAAGAACTTATATCAAATTGAGGATTTGCTCCAAGGATTTGTTGCCCCATTGCTGTTCCTGCAAGAGCATTAATATCAACACCACTAGCAGAAGCAATAGCCAAAGCGTTCATCATATCTGCATTTGCTTGGCTTTCGGTGGTTGCTGGTATATCTTCTCCACCTTCAAACATGTTAATTCCAAGTCCGACTGCTCCTAAAGCGGCTGCGCCTTTTAATGCGCCTTTTTTGCTTTTAGGTTTTAATGTTTTAACTAAACCCTTTACGGCACTAGCCCCTGCTTTGGCAGGAGATACCACTCCACCTTCAAGTCTTGTCATTGCGCCAGCAGGTAAAGCACCAGATTTCTTGAATTGTTTAAACGCATCAGCATTATTCTGGAAATAAGTTACTGCTTTATTAAGACTATCATCTGGGATGTCGGGATAGTTTTCCCGAATACTCATTGCTATTTCTGCTCTAGTTGCCATAGTCCTTATCCAAGTGTCACAGGGTCATTTTGTAAAAAGCGATTATAGAAGTCATTAAACTCTGGTGATTTCTTAAGTTGCGCTACTGTGCCATTCCAGTAGGCATCTAAATCAGCATTGTCTTTTGCGGTAAGAGTAGATGCTCCACCGTATGCCCTGCGGTTTGATAACTCACGAGCAATTTGGGTGCGAGTGTTTAGATAAACAGCCAAATCCCTAGTTACTTGTCTGCGACCATTTTCTTGCATCCATTGTGGGTCGGTAAGCATTGTCTTAATAGACTGCATACGGTAAATCCACTTACCTCTATCTACATTGTAATAATCAGCAGCCCAGTCTTGATTACGGCGGGTTAGGTCTGCAATCATCATTTGCTTAAGGGCAAGTAATTCCTCAGCACCAGATTCTTGATAAGACTCATAACCTTGAGCATCAAGTTGGTAATCTAAACCTGTCATCTTCTTACGGAACTCAACCCAGCCAACCTTTATATTGGCATCTTTTTTAAGTTCTGCAGGGTTTCTACGCTCACGATATTTTTCAATGGAGCCAGGAACTGGAGTGTTTCTATACTGCCAAGCATATACAGCCTCAGAGAAGTCATACTTACCATCTGGGTCATTGACTAGGAAGCCAATCATCTCAGGTGTTGTTTGACCAATCTTACTAATTAAGCCTTTGTATTTTTTAATGTTCTGGAAAGCAGCCTGCGAAGCCTGTGCTCCAGTAGGGTTGTAGGAACTAGATACAAGGGCTGGACCCATTTCTGGGTACATTTGTAAGAATAAAGTTTCTGCATCTGCGCCGTAAACTTGTTGTATTCTACGGAATTGCTGTGTATAAAAACTCAATGGTGAATCATACTGTGCAGCAAATGGCATAACTAGGTTAGAAAGAATCTTAACTCTGTATAAACTATCTGCTAAATTCTTTACTTCACTTAATTCAGGCATAGTATCGCGCTCGCCCAAATTAAAACGGATTAATTCGTAGCGATAAACCGTATTAAATGTACGGCTCCATGCTTCATCTTGACCACCCAATGATGCAAGTTTTTGCATTGCTGGTGGAAATAGATTGCGAATAGTTCCTTCTTGTGGACCAAAAGGCAATACTGGAAGCATGCTTGTTGTTACAATATCCTCTAAGTCAGGCTTTAGTTTAACAATCTCATTAACTGGAACTGTTACAAGAGGACCAAAACCTGCCAATATTTCACCTTGCATAATGATGTCAAGGCTTCGTATTGGAATAGAAACTTGTGTGCCTGATGAGCGTAGGGCTTCTGCCATGCCTTTGCCGTATCCAGGAATCTTCTCTACGCCTTTAATAAAACTTGAAGGCATAGGCAGTACTATTTTGTTTTCGTAAGAAAACTCAGTAGTTGGGTTACCATCTCTATCAACCACATTTGGCTGATTACGCAGTGCAGATACGATTTGTCCAGCACGAGCGATAACTGCAGGATTCTCTGTTGCAAGACCAGACCAACGGCGAATAGTGTTTTCCCATGCGTTAAAGAACGGCATGACAAGGCGCATTTTTTCGCCAGCATAAGACTTACGGATAATCGTGAATAGAGTCTTATTTACTTCTTTACGAGTTGACTCAATAGCCTCACGGCGAACCTTATTAATATCATCGGTTGTTAACTGAGCATCATCGCCAAGGTTCATACGCTTAGTTGCTAGAGCAACATCAAGGCGTTGTTTCATCTCTGAACGATAAACTTGGCGAGCCAATGGATGACGGGCAAAGGTAGTTTCAGGTAATGAGCCTAAGAAGTAAAACGCTCTATCAATAACCTTAGCCAATCCATCTTGCCAGTTACGAGCCTGTGGGCTAGTTGGAACTATGCGACCAATAATATCTGGCATCTCTGTGTTATCGGCAAAATGATTCCGTAGCCAAGACTCAGTAATTTCACCATTACGGAAGGCTTCTTGGGTCTGGCTATCTGGCAGATAACGATTGTAGGCGCTGTATAAATCGCCAACAAAGTCCTCTGCATCAATAGATACATTTAAGCGCTCTGATGCCACCCTATTTCCTGGCACATCAATATTAAACTTACGAGCATAGGCAGCATTTTCTGGAACACGCAACCAAGCCACAATTTCTTCTGGGCGTGTGCCATTGAGCATTTGCTCAATCAATGGGTCAATACGCCCATCTGGACTACGGAAGAAAGTATTTAACTGATTTGCATATCCTGAGTAATAATCAGGCATGTTTGGAGATAAGACATCTTCTACATAATTGCCGTGTTCTGCTGCAAACATCCGTGCTGGATGGTCTACGAATCTGCGATAAGACTCTGTGTTGTCAGTTCTATCTAATAGAATCTGTCCAGGCTCACCACGGTAAGCATCATCAAATTCAACGGTTGAACCATCGTAGAGTTTTTCTGTTCTACGACCAGTTCCTTGAATAACCTTTGGTGCTGCAAGGCGTTCTTCTTCTACGACTCGTGCGTTTAAACGACTTAGAAGTGCTTGTAAATCTCTACGAGTTGCTGCTTGTCCATCTGCTATTTCACGAACAAGTGAAACTATACCTTCGGTTGGGTATCTTCCACTGGCGATGGATTCTGAGATTTCATTAACTCGCTTTCCAAAATTCTCCGAGCCAGCAATTCTGCGAACGCTCGGCGTTCCTGTGGGTTCATCTGGTCTAACGGCTTTGGTGCCTTTACCCAGTGCAAACCTTTCGCTTGCTCCGACATCTCCTGTGCCTTTCGTTCCGATATATTCAAATTCACCAAGGTCAAATACTCCTTGTTGATTGCGTGTTGTTCCTAGCCTAATGGCTTCTGCACGATTTGCAACTACATTTACAGGGTCTGACTTAATATGAGGAACACCATCAATATCGTCAATCCAAGTACCAAAATGGTCTGCGCTGCCAAACTTATCAAAATTAGCCTCAAAGTGGTCTGCAACAGAAGCGACCCAATTCTCTGGGTTAGTGCGGGCTTGTTCCAGTGGGAACGCGTGCGTTGCCCCACGGATAGCAACAGCGACACCTTGCGTAGGTACATCGCCAGTAACCATATCAGAGAACTTAAATGTTCCGCCTTGATTTTGAACAGTACGCTCAATAATTTGCAAGATTCTGCCTTCATCTGAAAGCAGTTGTTGTGCATTTTTTGCTGCGTTTAAACGCTGTTCAGCCAAGGCTACAGTTGGTTTGTTACCAAATCCATCAACTAAGTCAGGGTCAACAAGTACTGTGGAACCACCACGGCTTTTTACATCAGGTAATACCAGTTTACCTACGCCATTAGCACGCATCCAGTTAAGCAGTTCTGGCTCTTTACCTTGCCAAGCATCACGAGTGCGAATTATGCCTTTAGAAACACCAAGAATTGTTTGAAGTTCTGGATAATCAGCCAAGTCAAGACCTTGACGAGTTCTGGCTTGTCCTGAGTATTGCTGCATTGAGCGCAAATCTACAGTTTTTCCGTATACCTTTTGACCAATGGTTACGCCTTCTCTGCCAGGTTTACGGATACGGAACTGTCCAGTGGTTAGTAACTCTTGTGAAACTGTATTTGGGTCAATAGATGTCCAGCGCCCTGTTGAGGGATTAAGAACTTGTATTTCGTTGCCATTGTTAACGCTATTGATAAAACCATCACGCATATCTGCAGCCACTGTTTGTAACGCAGCAGATGGCTGGCGTTTTGCTGGCTTCTTTGGAAGGATTGCTTCAACAGTAATAACTGTACCTTCGCCCATATCGCCAATGTTGGCGTTTTCTTCGCGGCTTACAACACGAAATTTTGTTCCAGCAGGAAGCAATACTTCCGATTCTCTTGCAACCATTTGCATAGATGAAGGATAAAGATTTGCATATCCTAGATTTTTAAAATCTTCATAAGTTTTTGCAATGTCTAATCCGTTTAAACCTTTAGGAAGTTTCATTTCAATTACAGTTGATACAAAATCTCCAGCCTCGGCTGGTTCATAACTTCCAATTTTCAATGTACGAATAGCAAAATTTTCTGCTACTGTTTGGTCATAACTTGTTGAAATAAAAGCGCGTTCTTCAACTATATCACCAATTTGAGCATTAACAAAAGCATTATTTGGGTTAGTTACTCCGCGATATACAGTTGTTGGTTCTTTAATAACACTTCGTTGAATTGTTCTTTGTAGTGTTTCTGGAATTTTTGGAACAAGTTTTCCTCGTGAAATTGCAAAATTAGGGTCCCTTAGACCTTGTTGAACATCGCCAAGGTTACCATTTATATAGTCATTAAGTTCAGTAAATGCTCTATCGCTAATTCTTTCAACAATGGCTTGAGAGCCAATTTCTTCACTTGGAGCAAGTTCAATATTTCTAGGCAAAGGATAAGCCCTACCAGAAATACGCTTGTAAATTTCAGATGCGCTAATAACTGGCATAGCCGAGGTTGCATAGCGTTCTGCCATATCTTCAGTAAAGTTCATCGCCATAGGGCGTGTATTATCTAAAGCGCTAATTGGCGCTGGTGAACCATGATACAAGTATTCGCCAGTTGCATATTGGAATACATCAATGGCTTCTTTGTACTGTTCATCAGTAAGTCTACCCATGCGATATAAACGCTCAATAGATTCTAGGAATACATCAAAATCTTGAAGCGCTCGCTCAGATGCAATAAGCAAAGATTGCTTATCTGCAAACTCGCTACGCAACGCTACAGAATCCTCACGCAATCCTTGTGCTACAAGTCTGCGGTCTGTTAAGCGTTCAATATCCCGAACACGATTTGTGTACCAACCTTTAAATCCTTCTCGGTTAATATCACCAAGTGCCATAAGTCCATAGCCCTTAGCAAGTATAGATAAACTTGCCTCACTTAGGTTACGGACAGTGTAACCAAGACGAAGAAGGACAGAGGCTTTCCAAAGGTCATTAAGAACGCCAGTTGTGTATCGCCAAGAATCTGGGTCAGTAATTTCAGATGCACGGTTTAAAGTATTAAGAACGCCTTTATTCTTTTCAATAACACGAGAATAGTTGGCGAGGTCTACCATAGGCAGTGCGTTAGCACCTTGGCGCTCTAGGTATGGAATCTTAAGGATTACATCATCGCCAGTCATTAAGAACTTACGGTCCTTAATCATCTGTCGCGCAGTTTCGCGGCGAGCCTTATATTGACTCCAGATAACTTGACCAGCCTCATCACTGATTCCAAGTTTTTTGTTAATTAAAGAAATAGATAAATCTTCAAACGATTCAACAACGCGAGCGCGAAGTTCTGGAACTCCACCAGATTGTATGTAATCATTAAGATGGCGCTCAATTACAGGATTTGCTTCATCTCCAACAATACGGCGTAATAAAGTTCCAAATGCTGTCATTTCATTATATGAATCAGAGTCGTTAAGATTAATATAACCTGATGGAGTTTCTTGGAAAGAATCGCCAACTTTCTTCATACCAAAATTTACTACTGCTACAAGAGGATGATACTTAGTTGGCTGGAAATATCCAACGGTTGGAAACTTACTTGGCTCGTTTAAATCAATGCCTTTGACTTTAGCAGCACGGCGTTCAGCGCGGTTCATAGCCATCTTTTCAAAGGCTGGTTTACCAAATGTACGCTTAGTTAAAGCATTGCCGTTTACATGTAATTTATTTAATGCTTGAAAATATGAATTGTTGTCAAGATTTGCAACATAATCACTGGCTGCATCAAGGACATTAATATCATCTACGATTCCATTGGTAGGAACTCCGTCAAGAATCATCATGTCAACTTTAGATACATCTTTTGTTTTATCAAAAACAAATGCTAGTTCTTTGCGCTTTGCAACGAGGCGAGCCATAGCCTCTGTATCTCCCAGCGCTGTGGCTGTAAGTACATCTGCGACATCATCTACAGTATCTGACTGACCTAGCAAGTAAGATAAAGTGTCTGCATCGTTAGATGCTTGAACCAATGGATGTTGGCGAATTACAGTTTGGTCGCTCTTAGCCATCCATGAAAGCGTGTTGTAAATCTCTCCGCCTTCTTCGCGCCCTTCATTTATTGTTCGGGCTAGTGCTGCTGGTGACATAATTTGCACATTGCGGAGAGTGCGAGGCATAAAAAAATCTTTTGCAAGGGTTGCAGCGTTTGCATCACGCGCTCCCATAGGGCGAGTCACTAATGCCTTACGAGCAAGACCAACACCTTTAGCAAACTTGCCAAGTGGGTCTGTTACCGTGGTGAAAAATGTGTCAATAGAACCACTGAGTGTGCGTGCTGCCCAATCAGTCTGGAATATCTCACGGTCTTTTGCATTAAAAATATCAAAATCGCCACGGAAAGATTCTGTGCCTGGAGTAAACTTTGCTGTTAAATATGAGATTGCTTGACCTGGAGAAATTTCTTGACGATTTTCCCAAGACTTTTTTGCATCGCCAGTAGCAAGAGTTGTTACTGCTGCAGATAATGGCTCACGAAGGTATCTACCACCAGTTTCGTAAGAAAGCATTGCTGTTGGCATTAAAACTTTATTGAAAGCAAACCCTACTGGCTTGCGAATTGGATAAGATGCTGCTAAAACTGTAGAGCGAAATGTATCTCCCGCTATGTTAAACGCATCAGAAACCCAGTTTTTATCGTTTGACGAAACAGTAGCAAGGTCAAACAATAAAGTTGGTAAGCCAATCTCGTTGGCAAATCCATTTCCTGATAGTTTCTTGGCTGCATTACCAAGCGTTTCGCTAAAACTCATAGTACGCTTTTTAAATACCTAACATAGTTTCGGAAAGCATTAGAAGTCTGTGGCAGTTCTGCCATTACCGATAGATATGGAAGCGCTGCACGCATGCGGTCAGCATCTTCTCCTGTGGCTGTAGCATCATTGGCATACATAGATTCTGTATTCATACTTCCACCAGTGCGTACATCTTCGTCTGGTCTTTGGGTTGGAGCATTTAATGGCACAAGTTTTTGAGCGCTATCGCCTCTAAATGGGCGTTGGCTTGATGGGGATGGCACATTTGAAAATGCAGGATTTTGACCTTGCATTTTTGCGGCAGTTTGCATTTCATAAAAATCTTCTGCATTGTCTATACCTGCTGCATATCGTGCAGGTTGCCCGCTAGTTCCAGCACCGCCTGTTGCGGATACTTGAAAATTATTCTTTGCTTCTTTTGCCATTTTCCCTCCCACTTAAGTTCGGATTTAAATTTTATTGAGCAGTTTTAAAACATGCTCAGGTTCTTAAATTACTTGCTGCGTGAACCGCGAGTTCCGCTTGGATTGCTTGAGAAATATGTCTTACCACCCTTTGAGGATGCCTTTTTAGCAAGCATTGGCTTTGCTACATTTGGCTTTCCTGCTGAACCTTGGTTCTTAGGCTTCTTTCCGCCCGAAAGCGATTTCTTTTTCATCTTCATTTAGTCACCTCCCTACGCAACTGGTAGTCGTCTTACGAGGGAAGCCTGAAGATTAGGTTCACCTCTTTGAGTTAAACTTGCTAAAAGCGATTGAACATCAGGTCTACCACCAGGAGCAATTTGTCCAGGTGCTACACCTTGCATACGACCTGTTGCAGACATACCCATAGGAAGTTCGCCCTCACCTGGAGGGACCGCACCTGGTTGCCCAATCATGTCGGGACTTACTACTTCAGGGGTCATCGCACCAGGTAAGGGATTCTGAGGCTGGAACGCCTCTGATACTGCCTTTTCAATAGGCGTACCCTTCTGGCGTTCATTTATGACGGTAGATAATTTATACAAAATATCTGATGGGTCTTGTCCCTGAGAAGCAAGCGCTGGAATTGCTTGTGCATAAGAAGCGATTGCTTGTTTCATTGAGTCGCGTAAATCTTCGGTATCAACCTTTTCTTCTTCTTGGGTTGCGTTAAAGGAGAAAGGCATTTGACGGCGTAGAAAGTCACGAGAGATTAGTTTATCTCCACGAGCCTGTAGACCAAAGACCAATGCACGGTTTGGGTCAAGTCCTGCCATCAAACCATACTGAACATCAACAGTGTAGTCACCGTCAATGTCGCGTGATGGCTTATATTTAATTGCGTATGGAACTCCATTGCGTGTACCACGCAGTTCTTTTTCCATAGTGCCAAAAACTTTTTCATCAATCTTTAGTGCAACGCTAAGAAGTTCTACGAAGGCACGGGCAAACATTGCATGGGCTGTTTTAATTTGTGTATCAAAGCCACCCATAAGGGCTTGTACGCCACGACCTGTAACGATAGAGGCATCAATGTTTCCTGTACGAGATTCAGGATAACGGGAACCTAGACGAAGTTCTCCTTCAAGTACCTGCTGTTGTGCAAAAGCACCTGCTGGTATCTCAATAGGCAATCTGCGAACATCGCCAGGTCTGTCAGTTCTAATAACAGCATCTGGTCCAAAGGCTAACTCATTTACATCTTGAGGGGCTACAAGGGGGGCTTGAACTGCTTTAGTAGCAGCCTCAAGCGATAGAAGTGCGTAACGAGCCTTTGCAACTTGGATTGCAAGAACATCGTCAAATTGACCTCGTGATTCACCATCTAGGGATGGTCGCTTAACAACGCGAATAAGACACTCGCCAATCGGGTTGGGCGCACGGTCAATAACAATATTGTTTCTTGATGGAACAAAGATGATGTCTTGGTCTTTGTCATGATAGCGAACAATCTCCATCATAGAAGCAGTTGAGTCTTTGTCGTATAGCAGATGGGCATACTCTGGGTATGCGCTCATTAGTTCTGCTAATGACTTCTTAATTCTTTGGTACATGCCATTTACTTTTCCAAATCTATCAATGATTGGATAGCATCCATAAGAATCTAAGAAACGGATGCGTGGCATGTTGTTCTCTAAATCTATTTCAACTTGAGCAGGTACGAACCCATAGGTTACATAACGGTCTGCTGCGTTAAACATTTGACTTTGCATGTCTGAGAAATCAATAATGCCGTTAACGATTTCTTCTCGCTTATCGGCTTTCTTGCGTTCTTTTTCAGACACCATAGATGGGGAATTACAGTTAAATGCGGGTAGTGGCGCTATAACTTCAGATAAATCACGAGCCGATATATCCACCATGTTTGCAACGATTGGATTCTCAAATGGTCCATCTGGGAATAAATCTGGGAAAACATCGCGCATGCGACCCTTACGAACAAGAAGTACTTGTTCCATGCGGGTGTCACGGTCAGAATACATTTGACGGTAACGGTCATAGTTATCTTTAATTTCGTCTAGCGAGAGTGGCACACCCACCTCCTGTTCTAATAGATGTCGCTTAGTGATACGGTGTATTGCTTTGATTTGTCGTATGGAGTATGAAACATACTTAAACTGTTATGTGTACGAGCAAAGGTTCTTGCATTAGCAACACGGTCACGACAGCCAAGTTCAGCAAACCAAAACGCCATCACGGTATCGGTCTTTTGTGATTTTGGAGAATCTGGATACCAAGTGATGAGTTGTTCAATTAAACTTTTAATACCTTCTGAGGCGTGGGTTGAAGGGAACTCAATGAGTGCATCTCCATCTTGCCAACCATGAAATAGTGTCGTCAGGGATGCAACTCCGAAGTTCGTGTCCCATTTGTTTTGACCCGTGTGATGTTCTCTTAGGGTCGCACCCCGTGACGAAAGGTATTCCCGTACCTCACGGTCCTGAGTTAACATTGTTTGAAAAGCATTTTTCTCAATACGCCACTCAGAAATCTTGTAGTCATCAGTCCAGTCTTTGATTAAAGTTCTAATCTCATCTGGCTTCATGCCTGGTTTATTTGATACATCTATCAGGTATCGTTTCTGAGTAGATATATCAATGGCTAGACATACGGCTGCGGTGTAACCGCTACCTGCAGGGTCTAAGCCAGCAATAACAATAAGTCCATCCATGCCATTAGGTCTTACGCCTGCTTTACCTTTTGGTATGCGCCCTACATTTCTAGCGCCATTGATAACGCCTTTGATGGCATCAGATGGAAATGCTGAATCTTCATGTACTTGTTGCTGTTGGTAAACCATCGCCCAAAGATTTGGAGATAGACGGCTACGCTTTTTATTCAAAGCATTGCCATCCCACTTGCGATATAAACCATCTGCATCAGGGCTACCTACTCCAGATACTGGAGCAACATTTGTCTTAGCCCAGAGGGTTACCCACTTAGATGGGTCCTCATCAAATTCAAGTACTGCAGGTTGTGCAAAGTAAGTCCAAGGAGAACTCTCGTCAGGATAGCGCATGGGGTCGCGTACCTCGGAGTATAAATCTTTAGGGCGTAGGCGGGTGCCTATGATAAGAAGTTTGCCGCCGTTATCATCAATACGGGACATAACCTCAGACTGAATCCAATCAATCTGTTTCTCGTACTCATGGGCATTGGTGTTATCTACGCAGTCATCCATGATAATCAAGTCAGCACGAGCGCCGTAGATATGACCCCTAATACCGACAGCCTGTACGGTAGGGTCCTTTTCTCCTGAGTCGCGTGCCTCTGAGGAGAGGTAAATTAAGTCCTGCTTCCATGAATCAGAATTCTTTTCAAACCCGCCAGGGGGTCCAAAGGTGAGTTGTAGGTCCTGATACTTAGGATGCGTTAGTCTGTTCTTAATGGAGAGCAGGAACTTTTGCGCCATAGCCTGTGTCTTAGACACAATCATGATTCTGATGTTTGGGTTCTGGCAAATCCGATAGACCGCATAGTTGACCGTAATGGTCGTAGACTTTGCGTGTTCTGGAGGGGTGTTAACTATTAATAAATCTGGAGCGCCTTCTTCATAGGTTATAGCAGGGTGTACATCCGTAGGCTGTCTACCCTCTAATAAATCTATCCAATGGCGTTGGTGTGTAAAAACTTGGGTACCTAGATATTTTTCTGAAAACTCAGGGAAGGGTGGTACTTCCCCTCGTGCTGAGCCAATCTCGCCTCTAGCGGTCATAGAGCGTACTTTGTCCACAGCAGTGGCAAAGGCAGAGTCTACCTTTCGGTAGTACTCATAGGTCTTAACAGACCTGCCTACGGCATCCATAGCACGCTGGACAGAGTAGCCCTGCATTAAAAAATCAATAACTTGCTTCTTGATGGCATCACTTTGATGCGAAGCAGAGGTAGTTCGTTTTCTTTCCATAGGTTCTCCCAAGACGAGGTATCTGGAGTCTTGGGGCTAAACTCCTAACCGAAGGCGAAGTCCAAACGAAGCCGAAGGTTAGGGCTTCTACTAGGGCGACCCCATAGGGTCGCAGTGTGCGTTCGGAGGCTCCAATAATTTTGCCTCCTCACTTATACTATAGGTGTCCAAAAGGTCCTCAACGGACACTTTTGGGTGTGTGATTTACGCCACATTTATAGTAAATCAGCAAAAGTGCAGGTCAGAGCCACATTTATGGGGGGCGAGGACTAGCAAAGTTATGTAAGTAGATACATACACATACACACGCCGCGTTTTTAAAAACCCTGGGGTGCGATTTTGCATCGCGCACCCGCTCTCTGCATAGTGTTTAAACCCTGCACGCTGCAATGCTGCACTGCTCGCACGCCCACTAGCAGCACTGGCGCGGGTTGAGGCGCTTACTCTGCATTGATAGCGCCCCCGCTCTGCACCAATCGCCCCGCGCCCCGCGTTTAAACACCGAGCAGGCTCGTAACCTGCACCGCCTGCACCGCCACCATCTCCCATAAGTTACCGATGAGTAACAAGGCAAAAGTCAAATAAAATAGCAAGGAATCTCACTTGCTCAATATCTTAAGATGCAAAAAGATAGCGTAAAATACTGCTTTGCTCATGGTTACTCACTGGTAACTTACAGCCCACCGCGTAAACGAGCAGCCCACTTTGAGCCAGTGGCAGACAATCAAAGTGTTTAAACCCCTCAAAAAGCAGCGTCAAATACTGACTTTTAAGATGCTTGAGTTTAAACGCCAAAGATGCAACAATCAGACCGTGGCACCGCGCCACACTCAGACTGGAGGCACCAAATGACTCAAAGCATCACGGCTGCAGAGGTTGCAAAGCCAAAGCAGACCACCCGTCTACGCAAAGTTCTTTGCGAGGTTGACGGTTATATTGCAAGAATCTCCCGCTCCACACTTATCACCTATGGCAGTCCAATCTGCCCTGCATGCAATCAAGCCATGAAGGAGGTCAAATAATCATGACTATCACTTTCGGCATGGAGTTTGAAATTCAAGGTCTTAGCCCTGCAATGGCATCAAATAGTTTAAACAATGCAGGCATTGACTGCGATTTGGGCGATGGCTCATGGTCCTCAAAATATGATGGCAGCGTTCAAAGAGGCGCGGAGGTTATCTCTCCAATCCTTACTGCAGCCCGTCTAAACGAGGCGCATAAAGTTACCAAAGCGCTCAAAGCAGACGGCGCACGGGTTGACCGTGCCACTGGTTTCCATGTCCATATTGGAATCCAATCACTGGCAACACCAGAATCAAATCGCACGCCTGCAAATAATCTCGCCTCACTGGTTATCAACTGGTACGCAGCGCATCACGCAATCGCTGCACTGGTTGCACCATCTCGTTTAAACAATCGTTACTGCAAAGTTTTAGGCGAGGCAGATGCCATGACTCAAGCAGACCACAGCAGCAACGGCAACCGTGGCGCATGGAACGGCAACCGTTATGTGAGCCTCAATCTGGAATCTATGCACCGCCATGGCACCGTTGAGGCACGCCTGCATCAAGGCACCTTAAACGGTGTTAAAGCAATCGCGTGGAGTCAATTCATCTCTGCCTTCATAGATGCAACCTCTAACAAGGGTTTAAACGCGCTAGACATGACTGGACTCAGCCCGTTCAGCCATGAGCGTGGAATCTATCGCAGCGTTAACGAGTGCCATCTATTGCTAGATGCCCTCGTAGGTCTAGGCAGTTTAAACGCCTCCACGGGCGATTGGCTCAAGAACCGTGCAGACGGTTTAAACAGATAGCAGGGCAGCCTGCCCCTAGTGGGCAAAGCGTGAGTGCAATCCTCACGGCAGGCGCTAACACGGCGGAGATACCGCAGTGTTTAAACGAAAGGACTGGACATGACTGACTACTTTGCAGCAGCGATTGGCTGGCTCAGCGATAACGCGTGGGCACTGGCAATCGTTGCAGGTGGAATCATTGGCGTTTTAATTCTCGCCTAGTGATAAGGGTTGACGGGTCAGCCGTTTAAACTAAGTGCAATTCTTAGCAACCTACGAACACCACGGAAAGACCGTGGCGTTTAAACGAAAGGACTGGAACCATGATTGAGTTCTATATCTACAGCAAGGCAGGCACCTATCTCAGCACGAGCAAAGCCAAAGACTTGGCAGAACTTGCCCAAATCAAAGCAGCGCTAGAAAACAACCAGCAAAAAATCACCATCACAAAGGTGGGTGTTTAAACATGGAATACGAACACCTCAACGGCACCGCGATGCTATTGGTATTGCTGCTCATGTGGGCAGTGTATAAAGCACGCACCAGTGGCAGTGATAAGTCATGAGCCTATCGGAGCAAGAGATAGCAGTCTGGCAGAAATACCAGAACCGCTACGATGAAACGGATAACTGTTTAAACTGTGGCGAGAACTTCTACGCGCCACATAAAAATACATGCAGATGGTATGAAGCGCAGCGTTTAAACGCTGCAAAGACCGTCATCTGTGGCGACTGTTTAACACCATCATGCACTGGCTGCATGTGATATACTTAACTCACTGACCAACTACTAGACTGGAGAAAAATAACTTATGTGTGGAATAGCAGGATACTGTTTAAACGCTAAGCATTACTCACGCATCAGCACTAGCGACCTCGCAGGGCAGATGCTGTACGACATTGAACACCGTGGCATGGATGCAACGGGCGCTGCATGGATTAACCCACGCAACGGCAGGCGCGTTATCAGCAAGGCAGCAACCAGCGCGACTAAGTTCGTGCCAAAGGCAGGCGCTAATCTTTGCGATGGCGCAACGACTGCCATCTTGCATACGCGCTTTGCTACCCAAGGTTCGCCAACTGTTGCAAGCAACAATCACCCAATCCCACGCGGTAAAATCGTACTCACTCACAACGGACACATCAGCAACGATAAGGAATTGTTTAAACAACTAGGTGTGCCCCGCCTCGGTCAGGTAGATAGCGAGGCTGCTGCTGCTCTCATTGCTTTCAGCAAAGACAAGCCATGGGAAATCTTGACCCAACTCTATGGCACTGCAGCACTTGCGTGGGTTACCCAACACGACCCGCGCTCATTGCATCTAGCCCGTGTGAACTCCTCACCGCTATGGCTAGGTCAATCTAGCCATGGCTCACTATTCTACGGCTCTACCAAGGAAACCGTGGAGAACGCTGCAATCATGAGCGACTCAGAGATTGACTGGTTCCACGATGCAGCCGAGGGTGAGTACTTCAAGGTACGCGATGGCGCAATCATTGAATATCAAACCTTCAAGCCAAGCAAGCCAGAGCCTATCTACTACGGCGGGAACTGGTGGAACGAGTACGACACGGTAACGACTACACCGCGTGCCTATGCAACCGAACTTGATTACCATGGCAAATACAATCAGCGCCGTGCAGATAAGTACGCACGCTGGTGGGAGGATAAAGAGGAACTTAACTTCTAGTTCTGTACAGATACTGGTAACTCTCTACTGTTTAAACAGCCCCCGCTACGGCGGGGGTTTTTTAATGTATGTACTCATGTATGTACTGAAGTACATAATGCTCACCGTGTTTAAACAATATAAATATCTGCCGCCAAACACCTGGAACTTACTGTTACATGTTTAAACAACACGCCGCAAGAACCAATCTTCAGATGTTAGGTTGTTTAAACAATACGAAAAATATTTTTATTATTTCTGCTTAACATTGTTGACTTTAAGATAACGAGTGTGAGAAACTTACGCCATGCCAAAACAAATGACAGAAGCACAAGAGATACAAGCAAAGCGCACGCATTGCCATCAAAAAGCAACGCGCATAGTCAGAGAACTCTACCGCGAGGACTTTGAACTTATCTACAACCATCTACTCACAGAGGCGGGGTTACTTCTCAGTGAGTCAGGGTTTGAAAAATACAAGCAACTAATAGCCAACAAGAAAGGATAGACAAATGTATTTAGCGACTGGTGAAATCATCGGCATCATCATTGCACTTATCAGTGCATTAATCGTGCTGGCTCTAGCCATGAAAGACAACGCTCGTTTAAACAAATACAACACATACCTACGCAAGCGTAACTTAGAACTAACTAAGAAACTTGAGAACTCAGTAGAAAGACCCTTCTAATGAGTGAATCACCAAAAAAAATAACACACGCAACGGCTCAGACAAAAGCCATACGCAGATTGGTAGACTTGCACCGCAAGCAATACCAAGAACTGTATCGTGATGAGTGTGCCAAGTTAGGGCTGGACAATAACCCGACCAAGGAACAACGCATCGCAAAACTTAAGGAACAATTACAAAGACTGGAGGAAAAAAATGCCCACCAAACAACGCACTAAACAAGGCACTTATCAAGGTTGGAAGAATTACGAAACATGGAACTGTGCGCTATGGATTAATAACGAATACGCATACTATCTATCTGCCACAATTTTCATGAAGGCATACCAAGGGGTAAAGCCTTATCGTGATTGGATAAGAATTGCTGGACTAGAAAACTCGCAGACCAAAGATGGTTGCAAATGGCTCAGCAGTAAATTATCCTATGCAGAACTTAATCAAATGATGGAAGGTTTAAACTCATGAGATTAATCATCTGCCCAGTATGCAGTAAAGAGTGGCAACTGCGAAATGGCATGGCTTATCAAAGTCTAGTACGCCACATCAAAGACGAACATAAGGAGAAGGTGAAAGTATGAGCGAACACAAGCAAGCCAAAGGCGTAGTGATACGCCCTGATGGGACACATGAGGAGAGATTGTTTAAACAACTTTCCGATTATCAAACAGCCGTACAAGGAGTTATTGATGCGGTTCGTTTATACGATTACAATGGCAGAGAAGTAGGGTGCGCCTATGTAGATGATGAAGGATTGCTCAAGGGCTTATCCATGAATCCATTAGGCAGTGCCATCTCGTTTCTTTTTGGTAACACGCCTCACTTGGTAGGCAACATCGTAATCGTTGGTAAATCAGATGATGAAGGGTACGACACCGACATCCCTGACTACTTACTGACCCTGATAAAAAACATTAGCGCCAAAGAAGAACTGGTCGCATAATGTTTAAACGATTGGTCGCCATCTTCCTCATAGTAACGGCAAGCGTGGCTATAGACGACAGATTCTTTGATAAATCACATGTGCCTATCACGCCAGCAACTGATGGTGTGGAAGGCACGGTGATTGCTTTCTATGAGAACGAATACCAACGCTACGCAGTAGACATGCTCACACAGATGGGCAAACTGGAGCAATGGTCGTGCCTCTACACGCTCTGGATGCGAGAGAGTAACTGGAATCCACGGTCATTAAATCGTGAGAGTGGGGCATACGGAATTGCCCAGTTCATGCCAACAACATGGAAACTTGTAGGGTTTAAACGCACCGACAATGGCTTCGTTCAAGTGGAAGCAGGACTTGCATATATCCAACGCAAGTATGGCGGAAATATCTGCAAGGCGCTAGGTAGCAACATCTCAAGGGGTTGGTACTGATGCAAGAATATCAAGAACTATTGCAAGGATTACAAAAGCATCTCATACTCAGTGGGCTTACCTTCAACGCAGAGATACCTACTGACCCAATTATCACTAGACCAGTACGCGTTGACATACTGGTTGCCTCAGTTATGGAGTATCTAAATGCGACAGGTTATTCAAATACGACCAAAATTTCATAAGATACGCAACGCAATAGAAACGCGTGGGCGTAGGTACTACACCCTTGTATACAATCCAGACAACTTTAAAGGTGCCAAGTGTGCTGGTGTACCAACGGAAAACTTCTATCCAGTAACGGATAAGTTTACCCCAGAGGAGGAGCGCTACATACGAGAGCGAATCTGTGGTGGTTGTCCAGTCATTGAGGCATGTGCCGAGTGGGGATTAGCCCACGAACGCTACGGTATATGGGGTGGCATGACTCCAGTGATGCGTGATAGAGAACGCAGAAGGAGAGGTTGGGCACTGATTGACCCGCAGTTGAAAGACAGGGGAAATTAAGTTAAACTAGAACAGCAAGCACCGCTTAGGTACCAGTCCCGAAGGCGGTGCTTGTTTATTTATGAGGCAGACTTATCGCCAGTAATAACACGGATAGCCCAATCAAGTCCAGTGTTTAAACCTTTAGACCACTCATCTTTCTCAGGTATTTTTGAGTACTCAATTTTTTGTATGAACTTTTCTATTATTGCTTTGTGTACCAAGTTAAAGCGTTCAAAGAAATCATCTTCCGTCATAGTTTAAACACATTGTGCATTA